CACGTGGAGTGCGTCAACGGACGCCGTGATGAAGAAGATCTTGGGCGGCGAGAGCTAGCCCTCGACTTCTTCATCTTCCTCGGCGTTCGTGGTCAGGATGTGACATTGGCTTAGGACGTTTTCCTCTATCAGGAGGTTGCGTGAAAAGCCTAACGTCGCTCTGGAATAGCATCGCTAAGAACTTGGCGATGCGATGTTGCACTAGCGCCCACCTTGACGTTAAAACCGTCAAGGAACGATCGAAGCATGAAGGGCTATCGTTTCTCACGATAACCCTCCCAACCTTCGCAAAAGACTTTGAACTTAGTCTGGAGCGAGGGTATGTGGACAACGACGTGTTTCTTGCTTTTAAGAAACACGGGAGGCTCCCGGCATTTCTGTCGGGTTTCTCTTGTCTCGTCTTCGATCGTGGCACCGGTGTCCTACTTGACGACCCATCGACCGATGCGATTCAAGCCATTAGACAGCTGACGCTGATCTTTGGCAAGATTCTCATCGATTGTGACAGCGATCGCGAGAAAGCTGCCTTCAATGAGTTCGTTAAGTGTGAGCAGGAAGTCAAGGCGTTCGCGGCCTACGGGAACTTCAACGATTTCCGTAGAATCGCGACGCTACTATTCGCCTCATTGTTCGCGTCTGTAGATAAGTCTATCTACGACGGAGACTTGAAGCCGAAGCATGGTCCAGGTGTTACAGCTGATCGTCTTCTGGGAAACCAGAAGTTTAATCAGCGTTCCTGGCCATGCAGGCTAGAACCATACTTTCCCTACGGAGAGATGGTTCTACCCAATTGGTCCTTTTGGGAATCAATTGGGACTGTTGACTTCCTCGAACCCGGGCGTGAGATGCCTGTAAAGGTTGTCTCCGTCCCTAAAACGATGAAGACTCCTCGGATCATAGCTGTCGAACCAACTGCTATGCAGTACGCACAGCAGGCAGTTCTCAGGCTATTCCAAGATCGAATCAAGGATAGTTATCTTGATTCTTTTATCGGTCTTGATGACCAAACGCCTAACCAGCGTTTGGCTCGTCAAGGATCTTCGGAAGGAGATCTCGCAACACTCGACTTGAGTGAAGCGTCCGATAGAGTCTCATTAGAGCTGGTATCCAATCTCTATGCAAACCATAGGCATCTACATGATGCTGTTATGGCATGCAGGAGTAGGAAGGCTCTACTACCTAGCGGGGAGATATTAACCCTCGCTAAGTTTGCGTCGATG